TACGTTTGTTTGGTAAATATTACAGAGGGCTTTGGGACTGATGTATTGCCAATCTTGCCATAAAGAATACTCACCATCTTGTGACTTTCAACAAGGTAGATGCCCATTACACAAACCAACACTTAGTATAAATAGTTCGTTTAATTCAACAATCAGGAGACAGTTATGGAAATTATTATTGGCGTTATTCTTCTTGGCGGTATTGTTTATTTTGCCTATATCGTATTAAATAAAGAAAGAGCAGATGGAACACATCCGCTTGATTCTGTTACAAAGCCAGTAGAAGAAAAGCAACCAGCAGAAGTTTATGAGCCTGTGAATGTTTTGCACGTTCAAGGCATTACCGTGAAGGCCGTAGAACCAACACCTGCGCCAGCACCAAAAGCAAGAAAAGCACCTGCTAAGAAAGTTGCCGGTAATGTGACGGCAAATGTTGTCAAGCAAGCAAAGAAGAGAGTGCCTGCTAAACCTGCAAGTAAGTAATCACTAACATTTGTGTACTTACCCATACTTGACAACAGCCAGGAAATGCGGTATGATATATACAAATGAAAGGAAAACTTCCATGAAACTCACCGCCTTAGTTGCCGCTCTTCTAGTTGCGACTACCGCACATGCAGAGGTTAGGTTTTCGAAAGACCCAAGGCAGAATGAACCGCGAACACTAGATGGTCAAAGTCATTCTTACAAGCCTAGCCCTCTTTATAATGTTCCGAATCAATTGGTGCGATATGCACCTATTGTCAATATCGAAACAATGTCAAAACTGGAAACTGGTGTTACTCAGAGACAAATCTGTGGCGTAACTACAGTACCCATTCAAAAAAATGTTCCTATTGTAGAAGGTCGATATGTGCATCCAGCAGATGCCGCGCTTGGTGCGGTTGTTGGTGCAATTGTCGGTGCCGGAGTTTCAAATGGTAATGTCGGCGCGACCGTAATCGGTGGAGCAATTGGTGCGGGTGTTGCAACCAATTCTAATCAGAGAGTAGTTGGTTACTCCACACAAACGGTCGGCTATCAACAACAAAACACTTGTCAAATTCTTGAAGAACCTTATAGCCGTAATGTCATTGTGGGTTACCTTGTAACTTACGAAGACAATGGCGAAAAGAAAACTATATCGACTACCGTTCATCCCGGTACGCATGTGAGGCTTGTGACCACTACAAGAACCGAGATGTAATGTTTTTCATATATGGCGCACCTAACAGTAGAGCATGTGAGAAAGCAGAATTTTTGCTATACACAATGAATTATGAGTATCGTATGTATTTGTACGGAATACACTTCACACTCAATCAACTTCAAAGGTTGCGACCAGGGACACAAACTGTACCGCACATTTATCATGGCACAAAATATATCGGTGGTATAAAAGAACTTTATGAATACCTATACGGCAATCAAGATAGTGATCGAGGAGGAATCTCCGGACCTAGAGAAACTAAAGGCATTTTTAATTTCATTGCTGAAAACGAACAAAATAATAGTGACAATCCTACCAGGAAAGAAAAGTAAAGTAGAGAGCATTTGGAATCTTGAGACTAACACTTGGACATATAGACCTACATCATGAGAAAGATTAATTCAGAAATTGGTGCTGAACCCATCTACACAAACGTAGAAGGTAAAAGTGAACAGAGCGTTTTGATTGACGCATTCAATTGGTACAATTACAATTGCGGAAAGAAAGAAGCAAAAGAATTTGTACTCGACTATTTGAAATTTGTCGGGCGTAACAAGAATGAAATTCTTGCGATTCGTTCCGTATCAGATTCTAAAATCAATTTACAATTTGGCTGGCTTGCGCGAATGCTTTGCCTTGGTTTTGTTCCTAGTGACAAGACTAAGCAATACTTTGCGGGCAAGTATAAAGAACTTTTGGTCGAAGCAAATAAAGAATTGAAAGTTGTTGCTGTGGTAGTTGAAGATGCACCAAGGGTCAACATTCAAGATCGCATTCGTGAGAAGGCAAGCGAAGAGGCTGGAGAAATAGAAGGTCTCATTGATGACTTTGTAACTACTGGTTGCAAAAATCCTATCGATATGGATTCTTATTTCCGTTCGCGCAATCTATCATCCGTGGTGATGACAAAAATTTGTAACGTCTTCATTGACAGAGCAAAAGAGATTGAAGAAGTAATTGATACGACTGATCCGCAATTGAAAGAAGGCTACTCTAACTTTAGCAAGCCAGAGTTGCGTAGATTCAAAGAGTTTTTGGATTCGATTGTCGTTTCCGCAAACAATCGTGCAAGTATTAAGCCAACGCGCAAAAAGCGTAAGGTGAAAGAGAAACCTGCAAGTGTTCTAGTTTCTAAACTGAACTACATGAAAGACTTTGCAGAACTTGGTTTGATAAGTGTTCCACCTGAGAAAGTGGTTGGTGCATTACAGTTATGGACATACAATACGAAAACAAAGTTACTTGGTGTCTACAATGCAGATAACGCAAAAGGCTTGTCCGTAAAAGGTAGCACATTGCAAAACTACAATGAACAAACATCGATTGGCAAACGTCTACGCAAGCCAGAGGCAACTATCAAAGAAGTGATGGAGGCTGGCAAAGTTAAAATTAAGAAGATTCTACCAGATTTGTCTACCAAAGAATCAAACTTGACAGGACGGCTGAATTCTGATACAATTATCCTCAGAATAGTTAATTAGGACATTGAAATGATTTTACTCGACTTGAATCAAGTCATGATTTCCAACCTCATGATGCAACCAGGAATCGCTAGTGGTGGCATCGATGAGAATTTAATTCGCCATATGGTACTCAATAGCATTCGCATGTACAATGTGAAGTTTAAAGCAGAGTATGGTGATCTTGTAATCTGTGCAGATGATAAGAAGTACTGGCGCAAAGATTTGTTTCCGTACTACAAAGCGGCGCGTAAAAAATCGCGTGAAGACTCTCCATACGATTGGAATCTAATTTTCGAAACTCTTAACAGAGTGCGTGATGAGATTCGCGAAAACTTTCCGTACAAGGTTATACAAATTGATAAGACTGAAGCCGATGATATAATCGGTACAATCTGTATCAACTATGGTGTTGAATTGAGAAATTCACAAAGTGAAAAGATTCTGATTCTTTCTAGCGACAAAGACTTTATGCAATTGCAGAAATTCGCCAACGTAGATCAGTACAGTCCTATGGCAAAAAAGTTTCTAAAAACGTCAGAGCCAATCAAATTCCTTAAAGAGCATATTCTCAAAGGCGATAGGGGTGACGGCATTCCTAACATTCTGTCTAGCGATGACACCTTTATTACCGAAGCCCGTCAGAAGCCTGTAACTGAGAAAAAACTAAATACATGGGTAGCGCAGAAACCAGAAGATTTTTGCGATGCATCAATGTTGCGTAATTACCAGCGAAATGAAAGTCTAATTGACTTGTCAAAAGTACCTAGTGAATATACAGATAGAATTTTAACCGCTTATCGTAGCCCCAAAGAAGTGAAGGGTAAAGATAAAGTACTAAACTATTTCATCAAGAATCGTATGAAACAATTGATGGAACATATACAGGAATTTTAACATGCCGACTGACATTAGTAGAGCAACCATACCAGAGTTGCTTAAAATTGTAAATGATGTACCCATGAAAGATCGTGTGACACATTTGCGTGAGATTGCCAATTTGAAACCTGAATTGAAAACTATTCTCACATTTATATACAATAGGGACATTCAATTTGATTTGCCTGAAGGAACACCACCTTACAAACAACTTGACATTCCAGACAATTGGGGTTATAATAGACTACATAAAGACTTGAAAAAGTTTGGGTACTTTGTAAAAGGCGCAAAGAATAACCTTACCAAGGTTCGTAAAGAAAGAATTTTTATCGAAATGCTAGAAAGCATTTCTGCTGACGAAGCCAAATTAGCCATCATGATCAAAGATAAAAAATTGACAGGCTACAAAGGCATCACCCGCAAGGTAGTAGAAGACGCACTACCTGAGTTGTTCGTAGGAGAATCGCAGGCTTAACATGTCTAAGACGGATAAAAAGATTAAAGGGTTTCGACAATTTCTCGAAGAAGATGAACGTAAACCTAACCCAAAGAAAAAACCTTTGAGAGAAGACAAAGGAAAGACTCACCAAAAGTTACAACACAAGTTGCGTGGTCTTGATCCGAAGAATTTTTCAGAGGATGATTTTGATGAATTTGAAGATGAATGGAGTATGAAATGAAAAATGGTCTAGTTGCTTTTGTAGCACTCTTTGTTATAGTGTTTGCAATTTTATCGCCACTTGCATTTATTTGGTCTGTGAACACTTTGTTCGGACTAACAATTGCTTATGGGTTTTGGGAATGGTTAGCGGCACTTGTGCTAGTATCATTCGCGGCACCAAGAAATATTTCTTCATTCACGCAAAAATGATGCTCTGGATGCATATATACATACATGACAAATAAAATTTTTAGAGGAAGACTAATGCAGTTAATATCCCATCACAGTAGAAAACTAGATTGCACATATGCGTTGCCATTCGTAGGCTCACGCACACCTGCGATTTGGGAAAACTGCCGAGGGGGCACGGACTGACCATCTACTAAAAGTCAATCTAAACAAAAGCCCCCTAGCCTAAAAAACTAGGGGGTTTTTGTTTGTGTTGTAAAAAAACAACATCACTTGACAAGAGTAGTATTGTTTGATAGAATAGAGTTTATCCGGCTGTGGTCTAATGGATAAGGCAACGCTCTTCTAAAGCGTCCGATGTGGGTTCGATTCCTGCCAGCCGGGCCAGTTGTAAAAATACAACAGAAGAAAAAGTGCTTGACAAGTCTTCGGATTTAGCATATACTTAGTT